AGCGGCCTGACCGGAATGGTCACCTAAGCATAGCAATATACAACCCGCGCTTGCGTAGGGGCATAGGTTGCCAACCCCGCCTAGCTTGTGAGGGGCCATATAATTGATTCCGTTTAAATAGCCATAACCGGACGCTTTGATAGCTTTGGGGCTATCGGTGGATAAAAACTTTTCGAATTGGATTTGCATTTTCAACCCCCGTTAAATTGGTTAGCCGCTTGGCTCGGATAGCCGTAAAGATATGATTATAACATTAGCTATCAATTTGCAAGCCCCCTAAATATAAAAATAGCTACTTAGTGCAGGTTTAATCACGCTTTATATATAGGGCGGAAACACAAGCGAAAACGGGCAAAAATATGAAGTGAAAAAAAGATTAGGCTAAAATCATTTTTTCGCTTGCAATAAATAAAAAGTTTATTTAGTTTCAAATCAGGCAATGAGGCCTAGCTATTAATAACGGGGTGCTAAAATGAATATGATCAATCAATCGGCTTTTAATCGCGCAATTAGCTTGCCTATGGCTACTTTCGCGGAAACGCCTCACGCATCTAGAACAGAGCGCTTTATCCATATCCCTACGCATGAAATTGTGGAACGTATGGAAAGCGCGGGCTTTGTTCCGGTACGGGCAAGCGCCCGCAACGTGCGCAACCCCGATAAACACGGCTTTCAAAAGCATGTGATCCGCTTTCGTCGCCATGATCAAACTGATTTGCGAGTATTAGGCGAGAACGTGCCTGAAATTGCTTTGTTGAACGCCCATGATGGAACAAGTCCAGCCGTTCTATGGCCAGCCGTGTTTCGCCTTATTTGTCTGAATGGAATGGTTGTCGCGGATAGTGACTTGGGAAAGATATCAATCGCACATAGGGGCAACAACGTTGCGGATAAGATTATCGAAGGAAGCTACACGGTTATTGAGCGGGCGGATCGTGCTATTGAGGCAATTGGTTCATGGTCACAAATCCAATTGACTGCTAGTCAATCGCTGGAATTGGCGGATAGGGCGCTATCGCTTAAATATATCCCGAAAGAAGGAGAAAAGCGGGCGGATATCTGCCCTATTGAGCCGGTAGCTTTATTGCGCCCGCGCCGCTATGCCGATACGGGCAACGATTTATGGAAAGTATTTAACCGCGTTCAAGAGAATCTGATTAAGGGCGGTCAATCCGGTTATATCCGTTCCGCTGAAAAGGGGATGTTAATCCGTTCGACGCGGGCGGTTCGATCCGCTGAAAAGGATATCACGCTTAACGCGGCTCTTTGGGGCTTGGCCAAGGAATACGCGAACGCGGCTTAAGGCGGCTTTACAATAATATGAATTAAGGGGGTGAAAGCCCCCTTTCTTTATTGATTTGTTAAGGATTAGGCTTTATAAAATAAGGGCGGGCGCAATAGTGCGGGCCGCATGTAACGGGGGTTACTATGACGCTTACTGAAATTATGACGGCTCTTACGGACGAACTATACGCAACTAAAGCCGCCAACGAAAAGCTAGCCGCTAGAATTGAAACGCTGGAAAAGATGGCGGATTATAGGGCGGGCTATACGCAAAGCCTTAAAAGCCGCATAGACGGGATTGAAAGCGAATTATCAATTCAGGCCTATAGCAATCAATCGCTGGCGGAAGTTTTAGAAGATAGGATTAGAACGCTGGAAAGCGGGGGCTATTCAAGGGCCGCTTAAGGGGGCCGCAATGGCCTAGCTATTACATATAAAGACAAGAGAGAAACAAAGGGGGGGAGCTTTCGGGCTTCCCCTTTTTCATTGCGTGGAAAGCATTAGCCTTTTCATGGCGGGGTATTGGGAAATATGGGGAAATATGGGCGAAATATGGGGAAATATACGGTTACAAGCCCCTCTCTCTCCACAAGGGGGCGGGGGCAAGCGTAGGAATACAAAACTATCCTCACGCCTAAGGATACAAAATTATCCATAGCGCGAAAGATACAAACGTATCACTAGGGGCAGATACAAACGTATCACTAGCTAATGGATACAAACGTATCCTTAGGAATGGATACAAACGTATCACTAGGCGCGGCTATGCTACGCGGGCATGGGGGATAGCAGGGGACATCGGATAGGGGGCTACACGGCCACCGTAGGGGCAGGGGAATGGCAGGGGGCAGGGGGGCCTAATAGGGCGCGGAAAGATAGGCTCGGAGAGAGAGACCCCCACCCCCCTCTTTTCTGCCTTCCCCCCATCCGGAAAGGGACCCCCCATACCCTCACACAAACCCAAAAATTGACTAAGAATACAAACGTACAATCATCATATACCCCACCCCCTTTTTGGGACCCCCTATACCTAGGTAAAAACGACAGCAAAAAGCCGCCAGAGTTTCCCCTGACGGCTTGGTAGTCTCCCCAGACATTTGGTACGGGCTATGGTTAGCACACACTAATGCACTGCCATTGTCTTAAACCATGCCCCCGTACAGCATGGTAGCATTGTGTTTAACAAAACGGACAAGCCGCAAGCCAAGCCAGAACACAAACCAGTCAGGGCCAACATGGTCAAGATGGTAGGATTTGAACCTACGACCCTCTGCTCCCAAAGCAGATGCGCTACCGGGCTGCGCTACATCCTGAATTACGTATTACTGGGCGGCTGGCTCTTCCGCAGCGACTGGTGCTGGTGGGTTGAGCGTATTGTCGATCTTGGCGTTTAAAGCATCTACGTCGTCATTGGAAGGGGCACCAGCGTATTTGGCTAGGTTGGTTTCCAATTCAACGATCTTGGCCTCTGAGGCGGCTTTGAGGGCTTCGTAGTCGGCTTTGAGGTTAAGGAGGGATTCTACTTTGTTGATGAGGTCGGAAAAGGACATTGGAGGCTCCTGAGGGTTGCAACGTCCTATCATATCTGATTCAGGGTAATAAATCACTCCCCCTCCTTCAGTGCTTGTATTTTTCCAACAACTGCCCCAGTCAATGTTTTTCGTCCTGTTTCAAGATCGCTGACATGAGTTTGAGAAATGCCGATTTTTTTAGCAAAATTCGTTTGATTAAGCCCTAACTTTATTCTTATATTTTTAACCCAAATTCTGTCTTCTGATCGATTTTGGGTTTTTCTTAAAAGCTTATTGTATTCTTCTTGTAACTCAACCATTTTGTAATTCATGGTCAAAAGAAGCTCGCGCAAATTGACTTCTTGTTCTTTTAATCGGTCAATCTCGTATTTTAACTCGTCAAATTCGTCTTGTATTTCTGCACTACCCATCATCCAACCCTCCCAGCAGCAGCGCGAATGCTGCGATAAACGCCGCCACATATAAACCCAAAAACCCATACCATTACATTGATTTCCCAAGGCTCCATTACTTTTCCTCCTTCAGTGCGGCACGAGTTTTCTCTGCTTCCCACGCCTGCCGATACCGATCCCTACTGCGCTGCATTTTTTCCAATGCTCTCCGCAGCCGCTTAGTATCTTCACCAAGACCCTTGCAGTATTCATTGTCAGTCATGATTACTAACCGCAAATCATTTCGCAGCCGTTCAATCTCATCTTTGGCGTCTGAAGCAATTTTACCTATGTCTATTGATTGCATATCTTTGTCAGGAACTTCGTAAAAATACAAAAAACCTTTAAGGTTTTCTAACCGCTCAACAATATCCATCACTCACCCTCCTTCAATGCTGGTTGTGGCCCAGCCTTCTGATCCTGATACTTGCCGCTGTAAGGCTTTTCCGTAGGTTCTTCCAACCGCATAAAAACAATCTGTGCAATGGGTGAACCCGCCTCAATTACTAGCAACTCATCAGAATTGTTTACAAGTTCAAGCGTCAGGAAACCCTTCCAACCCGGCTCAATCACCGTATTGAACAACGAAAGACCCCGCCTAGCCCATGTAGACTTATCGTGAACCATTGCGATCAGATCGTTGGGAATATCAAATTCCTCAATCGTAGACGCCAATGAAAAATTCTTTGGCCATAGCGTAATGTTTTCCGCAATCCGTACATCGTATCCCGCATGTGACAGGCCAAACGACATCCCGTTGACAACGGTTCGTTCATGAAAAGGCTGAATCGGCATAAGCTGCCTGATTGTCTGCGCTGGTAAAATCATCACTCCCCCTTTTCCAAAGCATCATCAATTAATTTCAACAAAGCCCGTTTGATAGGAGACCCATCATGTAACCATTGATTGATACCCTTATTCACATCACTCAATGCGTCCCGTAACCGTTTAATTTCATCGTACTTCTCTCCAATTAAATCGCACCATTCGCCTTCGGATGCGATATGATCTAAGGCCATTGTTTTATTTTTATTCCTTAACCGTTCAATCTCGTCGGCGGCATCAGCAATCGTTTTTGGCATAAGCCGTAACGTTTCCCGCAACTGTTCATTTTCCGCCCGCAATCTTACGATCTCATCAATCGTAACCTTATCCGCATGGCGGCTATTAGGAGGGTACGGTCCTAACCATCCCTTTTTATCTGTCATTTGGCGGCTTTCTTTTTTAGTTCCGCATAATGAAAACAAGTTTCAGAAGGATCAACCTCCAACGCACGGCGGATATGATAAATGTAATCCCCCGTAGAATTGTTGAAATGGTTGTGCAGCCTGTCATTTAAAGGATTCATGCAGTTGCCCGTAACGTCCGGACCCGCCCAAGGACGGAACCATTTGCAATTATCGCAAACCTTATCCAGCATTAGTTTCATCCTTAAAAAACTTTTCTAGACACACTTCGTAATCAGCGATCAAACGATTGTGTGTTTTTTCCAAAGTTTCAAACTTCCGCCGCCATATTTCGCATTGGGTTTTTGCTTCACGCCTTTGATCTTTATGAAACTTGATGGAATCCTTGTATTCTTTGGGCTTTAATCTGGCGGTTAATTCTTCAACCTGATCTTTCAACGCTTCATTTTCAGCGTATAGCTGCAAGCCCAAAGCCCCCGCTTGATCGCTTTCCCGAAGCCCCGCCAACCGCGTATGACGAAGTTTATGGACTTCGCGGCGCAGTTCAATAACCGCCCGTGCCAATGATAGGCGGCCAGATGCCCAATATAATGCCCGCCAAAGCCAGTTTTTTTCACTTTCAATCTTTATCGCGACAGACCAAGGATCATAGCCGTCTGCGTTGCCATAATTTCTTAAATCACTCAACCCGACAATTTTTGGATGTTCATCACGCATGGATGCACCTTTCATAAGAGCGCCTCAGGTACTTGCATTATTATCAACTTTTGCGATATAGTCAACGCAAAGGAGCCGAGTAATGAAAGCGATCAAGAACAAAAACCGCGTCGTCCCGACTGAAATAACCGAAACAAATCCCAAAGGGGCGGGGCCAAAACGAGGTCGCAAAAGAAAGATTCCTGATGATGATATGGTGCGCCGCACCGTCATGGGCCTCGCTAAACGGGGCAATACAATAGACGAAATCGCAGACATTGTCGGGGTATCCCGTGCGTGGCTTACGCGGGAATACGGCCATGAAATTAAAAACGGGCGGCAGATTGCTGATGCTCTTGTTGTTGAAAACCTTTACCAGCAAGCCCTGAAAGACACTCCGTCCTCCATTAATGCGGGTATTTACCTGACCCGCGCCCGTATGGGGTGGAAAGATAAGCCGGATTCGCAAGAATTTTCCCGCCCAAGTGTTGTTTTCAACTTTGGCGACCTATCTTATGAAGAACGCATTCACCTTATGAACCGCGTAAAGACCAAAATTGGCGGCCCACAGATTATTGAAGGTGAAGTTTATGAAAATGAAACCGACGAGTAGCCCTATCCTGCGGGCAAAAACCTTAGAAGAAGCAATTGATCAATATCCTCAGGACGCTGTCCGGGAATTGGAAAGGCTTAATTTTGAAGAAAAAATGGTGGATTTTGTCGCGGGGGCATGGAAATACATTGATCCGAACCCTTACCAGTACGGTTGGCATCTGGAAGCGATTGCGGAACACTTACAAGCGGTCACCAGAGGCGAAATCCGCCGATTGGTTATCAACGTCCCTCCCCGCACATCAAAGTCCTCCATGGTGTCCGTATGCTTTCCCGCATGGACTTGGTCACAGTCTGAAACGGGGCCATTGTCCGGTCCGCATGTTCAATTCCTGTATGCTTCCTACGCCCAATCTCTTTCCATCCGCGACAGCATCAAAACCCGCCGACTACTGGAAAGCCCTTGGTATCAAAAGTACTGGGGAGACAAATACCAAATTACATCCGACCAGAACACGAAAGTTCGTTTTGATAATTCAAAAGGCGGATACCGCTTAGCAACATCGGTCGATGGCGCTCTGACGGGTGAAGGCGGCTCCATTATTGTGGTTGACGATCCGCACAACGCTAATGAAGTGGAATCCGATCTTGTCCGCCAAGGGACATTGGAGTGGTGGGATCAATCCATGTCCACCCGTCTTAACGATCCTAAGACCGGCGCATATGTCGTTATTATGCAGCGGCTCCATGAATCCGATCTTACGGGCCATGTTTTATCCAAAGACACGGGAAACTGGGTTCACCTCTGCCTTCCAATGCGTTTTGAACGCGACCGCCAATGTATCACGCAATGGTTTGTTGATGACCGCGAAGAAGGCGAGTTGCTGGTTGAAGGGCGCTTTGGCGAGGATGAAGTCAAAAACCTTGAAACAAGCCTTGGGCCATTTGCGGCGGCTGGACAGCTTCAACAACGGCCAAAGCCGAAAGGCGGCGGTATTATCAAACGCGAATGGTGGCGGCTGTGGGATGAAACCATTGCGGGTGCGCAAGGTCTTCGTAAAACCGTGTTCCCTCCTTTTGAATACGTCATTGGTTCATTGGATACAGCCTATACAACCAAACAGGAAAATGATTACTCCGCCTTAACGATATGGGGAATTTGGCACGACAGAGACGATAACCAGCGCATTATGCTTATTTATGCGTGGCAAGATCGTCTGGAATTTCCGGAATTGGTCAAAAAAGTACTCAAACTGTCCAATGAATTTAAGTTGGATAAACTTTTAATTGAGTCCAAGGCGGCTGGTTTGTCTGTTGCGCAGGAACTAAGGAACCATTTTGCCCGTGAAAACTGGGGTATTCAGCTTGTAGACCCCGGCAGAGGCGACAAAGTAGCCCGTACTTATGCTATTCAGCATTTGTTTGCGGAAGGAATGATCTACGCTCCGGACTATGAATGGGCTGAAAAAGTCATTGATCAGGCAGAATCTTTCCCACGCGGCGCACATGATGACTTAGTTGATAGTATGACCCAAGCATTGTCACATTTGCGTGTTATTGGTTTTGCGCGTAAACCTGTAGAAATAGTAGCTGAAAAAACTGAATCTATGCTATATAAGTCATCAAAGATTTCGCAACTTTACCCGGTGTAGCCCATGCCATTAGCCCCTATGAACATACGGCAGACCCCCGTCTTGGGTAGTACTCCGGACGATTTTGGCGCAATCGACATGGATATGTCGGCTGAGGGCAATCTCAAAACGGAAGTAAATCCAAAGTCTCCTTATGTTAAGGTGGAACTTCCGGATGGTTCCGTAACCATTAGTTTTGGTGCGCCAGAACAAACGGATAATAGCGACGATGATTTTCACGAAAACCTTGCGAAACGGATTAATCCGTCAACGCTTGGGATGATTTCGTCAGATCTTATCCGTTTGATTGAACAGGACAATGAATCCCGCGCTGAATTGTTGGAACAGTATAAAGCTGGTCTTGATTTGCTGGGAACCAAGATTGAACAGCCACGTTCCAACGCTTCTGATGGTTCTACGGCGGTGGAAGGGCAAGCAACTGTCCGCCATCCGTTGCTTTTGGAGTCAATTGTACGGTTCCAAGCCAATGCGCGTGGCGAATTGCTGCCTTCTGGAGGCCCCGTAAAAATTCGGAACGACGGTTTAAGCAGTGCTAACATTGACGCACAGGCTGCGGCGTTTGAGCGGGATTTTAACCATTATCTTACAACGACCGCATCGGAATATTATCCGGATACGGAACGTATGTTCTTTGCGTTGGGTTTTGGCGGCACTACCTTTAAGAAGGTTTACTACTGCCCGATTCGTCGTCGTCCGGTATCGGAGTTTGTCAGCATCCCTGAGATCATTATCTCCAATGCTGAAACAACCGCTACGACTGCGCAGCGCATTACTCATGTGATTAAAATGCCGCCAAGCACCCTGAAAAGGTTGCAATTGGTGGGAATGTACCGTGATGTGCCTCTTTCCAGCGCTCAACCACCCAAAATGAACGTGGTGGAAGAGAAAATCCAACAAATGCAGGGTGTGATACCAAATAATCTTGCAAGTACGGACAACCAACTCCGTGAAATCTACGAATGTTACTGTGAATTGGACATTCCGGGATTTGAACACGAAGACGATGAAGGGCCAACAGGGCTTCAACTTCCATACCGCGTAACGATTGATAAGACCTCAACGGAAATTTTGGAAATACGCCGTTGGTGGAAAGAAGATGATGAACAGTGCCTCCGTCGCCAAGTCTTTGTTGATTTTATATTTGTACCCGGCTTCGGTTTTTACGGTTTGGGGCTGCTTCACCTTGTGGGTAACACCACAATGGCGCTTACGGCTGGCTGGCGTATGTGCATTGATAACGGGATGTTTGCAAACTTCCCCGGATTTTTGTATGCAAAACAGGCTGGGCGGCAGAATACCAATGAATTCCGCATTCCTCCGGGTGGCGGCATGCCAATTGATACGGCTGGCGGTCCAATTCAGTCTGCCGTTATGCCATTGCCTTATCGTAGCGTGGACGGTCAGTTCCTGAACCTTATCCAATTAATGGAAGCCAGCGGTCAGCGTTTGGCCTCCACAACGGAAACGAACGTCGGTGAGGGCAATGCTGAAGCTCCGGTAGGTACAACCATTGCGTTGATTGAACAGGCCCAGAAGGTCATCTCTGCGGTTCATAAGCGCATGCATGCGGCTCAGGCCCGTGAGTTTAACCTGCTGAAAGACTTGTTCCGTGAATGCCCAGAAGCATTCTGGGAAAATAATAAGTATCCAGCATATCAATGGACGCCTGAAACGCTGCAAAACGCATTGGACAACATCAACCTTGTCCCTGTAGCTGACCCGAATACGCCATCTCAGGCAGTTCGTATTCAAAAAGCTATGGCAATTAAACAGCTTCAACAGGCTAATCCTGAATTGTATGACCCACGTAAAGTGGATGAACGTATTCTTACGATGCTTGGTATTGAAGATGCGATGGACTTGTTCAATCCTCCAATGCCGCCTCAAGCTGCGCCTCCTGATCCAATGATGATTGTTGCGCAAGCCAAGATGATGGATGCGCAAAGTCGGCAAGAAGAAGTCAAGATTAAAAAAGTTGAGGCCTTGGCGGATATTCATCACAACAATGAAGATCGCGCCAGTAAGGAACGTATTGCCAGAGGCGAACAGGCTCCATCAGGCTTCCATGACCCTGAGATGATCATGGCGCAAGCAAAAATGGTTGACGCACAAGCAAAAATGGCAGAAGTTAAGGTTAAGGAAGTAGACTCAGCGGCTGATGCTCAGAACCGTGCTAAAGACAGAGAAAGCAAAGAACGGATAGCTATGTTACAGCTTGCCCGTGAAATTGCAGTTCATCCAGAGAACGCTTCTCAGGCTGAACAAATAGTAAAACCTGAGGTTAAGGAATTGAAAGACAATTCCTAATTGATGCTGGACGCAGCACGGAGCAAGCAGATGACGCACTACAAGAGCGAAGCCAAGTCGGCCTCTTCCGCCAAGATGAAGCGGATGGGACTTAACAAAGAACACAAGACTCCTACCTTCGATGGTTTTAATTCGTGGGATGGTGAGCCGGGTTTGGACAGCGGCAACGCTGGAAAAATGCCGATTACGAAATCAAAGTTTAAACGTGGCGGCAAAGTTGCGCACGTTGAAGGCGAAAAAGCCAAACATCATCTTGGCAAAAAACCCCGTTTGCATAAAACTAATGGCGGCCCAATTCCTGTTCCACCACGGCGGGATGATGATAATTATGATCCATATCCATACAAATTAACAAAAGCCCAACAGTCTTATTTGTATAACCAAGAACACCCTGATGATACGCCGGATGCGGGAACTGCACGTTCGACAAACGCCCGTGGTGGTATGATTGGTGCAACTCCATCTCAGCGCAAAAAGATTGTTGGCGCATTGGTTTCGCGTAAGAAAAAAGAAGGAATGTCTGCGGCTATTCCTAAAGGTTTTGGCGTTCCACGCGACATTAAGGCTCCGATTGGCGCATTGTCCCCAATGAAAAAGGGCGGTCGCGCTCATCATCACCATGAAGATGAAGCAGAAGACCGTGCATTGATTCGCAAGGAAGTTAAACCTTCTGCGTTGAAGCATCGTTCGCATAAGTATGGCGGCGGTCCAATCACCTCGCAGAACCCAATGATGAACATGGGTGCGCAGGGTCAGGCTTGGGACCCAACCCACATGCACATGAATCCCGGTGCTGTTGGTCAAGGTTTCGGTCAAAAACAGGCTTGGGACCCGACTCATATGCATATGAATCCCGGTGCAATGGGTAATATGCCTCAGGCTCCTGCTCAAATGGGTCCTGCTCCAATTTATCAGAGCAACCCAATGACACAGGCTCCATTGGCACAGGGACCAAATGGCATGTTTAATAAAGGTGGCCGTGTGCAACGCGCTACTGGTGGACGTACTAAGGCTGGCAAAACCAATGTTAACATCATTATTTCGCCGCAGTCCGGACAAGGGCAGCAGCCTTTGGGTGCTGGTGTTGGAATGGGTCAGCCTCCTGTCCCGCCAGTAATGCCTCCAATGCCTCCACAGGGAATGCCTCCAATGGGCGGTATGCCTCCTCAGGGTATGCCACCACAAGGAATGCCTCCAATGCCTCCGGGCGGCGGTGGTGGACCGTTCAAAAAGGGCGGTCGCGTAGGAATGCCCAAATATCAGGAAACTGAATTTGGGTCTGGCTCCGGACTAGGTCGTCTGGAAAAACGTAAGTGGCCCAAAGCAAATGGGACACCGTAAGGAGTAACATGGCGTCACTAGACTTGCTTCTGTACCGCAAATTGCAGGAGCGTATTGAAGAGGAAAAGCAGAACCTTTCAGAGAGCATTCTGGCGGGTTCTGCACAAAACTACGAGGAATACAAAAACCGTGTCGGGTATCTAAAAGGACTATCCGACGCACTTATCTGGGCAAAAGAGACGATGGATGACATCGTCGGCATTAACCAAAAAGCGAGATAAAATGAAAACTGCTAATATGAAAATGCTCCATGTCGGTGATCCGGCAGAGGAGTTGAAAGCTGCGATTGGTGATATTTCCAAGGTGCAGGTCTTTAATAACAACATTCTCTGCGCTGTTTATAAGCGTCCAGAGCGCACTGCCTCAGGCATTTTCCTTTCTGACAATACCCGCAAAGAAGATGATTATCAGGGCAAGGTAGTTCTTGTTTTGAAAAAAGGTCCTCTTGCTTTTGTGGACGATGACCGCACTGCGTTTGCTGGTCAGGATGTCGAAGTAGGCCAGTGGATTGTTCTTCGCTCCTCAGATGGCTGGAAACTGAATATTAATGGTGTTCTTTGCCAGATTATTCAGGATGTTAACGTCAAATTGGCTATCCCAGAGCCAGACACAGCGTACTAAGGGGGCATAAATGTCAGATTTAGAAGCAATTGAAGTTACAGTTAAGTCTCCTGTGCCGCTTCCGGTCAAGGACGACTACGATTTAGGTGCTGATCCCGTTGCAAAAACAGAACCAGCAGCAGAACCAGCCAAACAACCGGACGAAGGTGTTGAACTTCTTCGCCGCCAGTTGGATGAAAAACGTCGTGAAGCTGATGAAGCCCGCCTTGCACGGGCGCAAGCTGAAAAGTTTGCTCATGAAGCCAAGCAGGAAGTAAAAACCTACCAAGTTCAGGCTCAAGACAACCAGTTAACAGCATTTGTTAACGCAATTGCCAGCTTTGAACGTGATGCTGAGATGCTGGAACGTGATTATGCCGCCACTTTGGCGGATGGTGATTACAGCAAAGCCGCTAAATTGCAACGTCAGATGGCTCAGGTGGAATCCCGCCTTATGCAATTGGCACAAGGTAAGGAAGCTGTCGAAGAAAAACTGAATTATGAACGGCAAATGCTTGAACAGCAGCGCCGTCAGCCTCAGCCACACTTTGAACAACAACCTTCTGACCCTATTGAAGCTCAAATCGCGGCTGTTAAGAGTCCAACCTCGCAAGCATGGCTCCGTTCGCACCGTGATGTGTTGGCGGACCCTGATAAGACGGCTCTTATGACTGCCGCACACTACGAAGCGGTTGCTAGGAAGATTCAACCTGACAGCCCAGAGTACTTTGCGCACATTGAAAGCCGTGTTTACGAAGGTGAACCGCAACAAGCACCTGTTTCTCAGGTTCGTCAGCGTCAAGCTATGGCGGCTGCACCTGTTTCGCGGACAAATGCTGCTCAAACCTTCCGTTCAGGCCAGACCGTCACCATGACATTGACCCCAGCAGAGCGTGATCATGCTATGGCAATGGATATGACGGATGAAGAGTACTTGGAAGGTAAACTTTATCAGATGAACAAGGGTGCGATGGGGTAAACCATGACAGATCAACCTAAACGTGGACCCGGACGCCCCGCAAAATCCCAAATTATTGAAATGGTGGAAGAAACAATGACCGATTTACGCAATTCAGCCGACACCGAAGTTGAAGCACCCCTTGTTTCCCGTGGTTTACGGGAAGCTGCCATCCGTGCGGAAGAACTTCGCAATCAAATGCGCAATGATAACTTCGATGCATCCATGCATGACGAGTTTTACATTGATCCTCGCAAGATTCCTGAGGGTTGGGACTACAATTGGAAGCGTGAAAGCATTGCTGGCATGACCGATCAGGAACATATGATTGAAATGCGTGGCGTTGGTTGGGAACCAGTCGATGCTAGGCGGCATCCTGAGATGATGGCTATCGGTTATGTAGGTCCGGTACGTCGTAAGGGTATGATTTTGATGGAACGTCCATCTGAAATCACCCGTATTGCAATGGATCGTGAACTTGCAACGGCCCGTGAAGTAGTCGCATCGAAAGAACGTGCATTGGGCATGACTCCATCAGGTACATTTGAACGTGATTCCCGTAGGACGGGTGTAAACAAGTCATATGAACCTATGAATATTCCTCGTTCCTAAGAGAAAGGCCCCTTCGGGGGCCTTTTTTATTACCTATTGCAAGGCATCAATTGTGATGCTATGAATATCAGATAACTCCGCTACGCGCCGTAGTGGGCTTCCCCTCGTTGGTTACAAAAAGACGCGCTGTCTTAGATGTAGCCTACCGAAAAGGAGCAACCTATGGCGAACACTCTTGCGCCCAATGGTTTCCAGCTTGCTGGCTTTCTGGACGGGCGTACTGGTTCTTTGGGTCAGTCGTCGTATCAGATTACTAGCGGTTATTCTTCCAACATTTTCTCTGGCGACCCCGTACAGATTTCTGGCGGCTATGTAATTGCTGGTGCTGCTGGTACTGCCGCAGTTCTCGGCGTTTTCGTAGGCTGCGAGTTCTACAACGCTTCGGTTAACAAGGTGACTTGGTCCCCTTATTGGCCAGCCAGCCAGACCGTTCCATCGGGAACTGTCATCACCGCTTACGTCATCGTCGACCCACAGGCTACCTTCAAGGTTCAGTCGTCGGGTTCTGCTGCTGTTACTCAGGCTCAGGTCAATTCGAACATTGACTACGCCGGTAATTCGCCAGCTTCGCCAACCAACACCCAGCTTTTGTCGGGTCAGTCGACGGCTTATGCTAACCAAGCGAACATCAGCACTTCGACCACGTATGCATTCCGCATTCTTTCTCTGGTTACGTTCCCACCGGGAGCAAATGGCACCGACACGACGACGCCTTACAACAGCATCATCGTTGGTTTCAACAACCAGACCTTCCGCATCACTGCTGGTTCATAAGGAGTAGGCTCAAATGGCTGTCAATCTTAGTCAGATTCGTGACCTTCTCCTCCCCGGTTTGCGGGGCGTGGAAGGCAAATATAACATGATCCCAAGCCAGTACGACAAGGTGTTTGAAATCACCAAGTCGAACATGGCTCTGGAACGTACGGCTGAAATGCGCTACCTTGGTCTTGCACAGTTGAAGACCGAAGGCGGCAACACTCAGTTCGATAACGCCGCTGGCGAACGTTATGTTTACAATCAGGAACATAACGAAATTGCCCTTGGTTACGCGATTACCCGTAAGGCAATCGACGACAACCTTTACAAGGCTCAGTTCAAGCCTACCAACCTCGGCCTGACGGAATCGTTCCATCAGACTAAGGAAATCTATGCCGCCAACGTTCTGAACACGGCGACCACGTATAATGCAGCCATCGGCGGCGACGGTGTAGCACTCTGCTCCACTGCTCACCCTATTGACGGCAGCACGATTGCGAACACGCCTACGGTTCAGGTTGATCTGAACGAATCGACCCTGCTCAACGCAATGGTCGCCATTCGCCAGAACTTCCGCGATATCGCTGGCAACAAGATTTTCGCCCGTGGTCGTAAGTTGATCGTTCCTCCTTCCTTGGAGCCAGTTGCTATTCGTCTCACGAAGACGCAGCTTCGTCCGGGTACAGCAGATAACGACACCAACGCGATCTTGTTTACCGGCGGCGGTTTGCCTGAAGGCTACATGGTCATGGACTTCTTGACCTCCAACTATGCATGGTTCCTCCTGACTAACATCAAGGGCCTTGTCTATATGGAGCGCGTTCCATTCGAAATGGACATGCAAGTGGACTTCACGACTGATAACCTTCTCGTCAAGGGCTATGAGCGGTATTCGGTTGGCTACTACAACTGGCGTTCGATCTACGGTTCATTCCCAACCTCGTAAGGAGTAGCTTATGTCTATTACAGCAAACTCCGGTCCGTATGTTAGCTTTGGACAGGCTCCATTCGCTGACTATAATCCTGAGGCTGGTCCGTCGCTGTTTTATTCGGGTATGGGTCTTTTAGACCCACGCCCAGTTTACAGCTATACACCGGGCCAGAATTTTGGGGCTAACACGCTTGGTTGGCTTGGCGTAGACAACGTTTTGACGTTGAATACGACCCCTCCTGCGGCTTCTGGCGTTGCTATCGCAGCGGCACAGGCCATTACCTCTGGTATGCTCACTGCGGGCATGACTCTGGTTTCTTCTTCTTCTGCCTCCACGGCAGTAGCGGTTGGCCAGTCGATTGTTCGTGCTGACATTGGTGTTCAGGTCACTGGCCTTTTGGCTCTTGATGCTTACACTTCGGTTACGGGTTACATTTCAAATGGCACTAGCGGCACCGCTGGTAACATTCTGATTGTTTCCACGAACGGAAACCTTCCGCTCACCATCGGAATGACGATTTCTGGCACTGGCATTGCTGCTGGTACGACGATCACGGGTTACGGCCCGACGGTCAACGCATCCAACGGCAATTCGGCGGCTGGCTTTACGGGTTCCTACACGGTTAGCGGCGCTCCTGTTGCGGCTGGTACAAGCGGTTCTCAGCTTACTATCACTGCTGCTTTGGGTTCGGCTACAAACGACGCAATCACTGGTTCGCAGATTCCATTCGGTTCTGCTCAGACGATTTCGTTGTGGAACCCACAGGCTCTCAGCGCACGGGCTGTAAGTGTTACCCCTGTGTCTTCGACTCCAACTGCAAGCATCACTTTCACCGTCTCCGGGTTTGACATTTATGGCTACCCAATGACGGAAGTGATCTCGCTGACCACGAGTTCGACTCAGAACACTGCTGTCAACGGTAAGAAAGCCTTCAAATATATTACGTCTGTCATCCCTTCGGTAGCCGATACGGTTACTTATAGCGTTGGCACGACCAATATCTTTGGTCTTCCTCTCCGTTCTGACAACTTTGGTGATTTGCTGATTAACCAGTCTGCCTCTGTCAACCCTGCGGTTGTCACGGCTAACTCTGGTTATGTTGCGGCGGTTACGACCTATGCAACCAGCACGACAGGCGACGTTCGTGGCACGTACACGTTCACGCCAACACTTGCCACTACCCGTTTTGTCGTTCGCCAAACGGTTCAACCATACAATGTCGGGTCCATCACTGGCCTGTACGGCGTCACACAGGCATAAGAGGTAAATTATGGCTAAACATCACGAACATGAAGGCCACCACGGTCATCATATTCACCACACGGTGAAGAAGCATTCGATGCATTCGATGAAGCATCGTGGTCACCATGCAAAGGGTGGCGCAGTGTCGGAAGGCGAAGTGCCTCACGACGACGAACCACGCGACGTTTACGCTGGCGCAAATTCGCCAACCGTTCACGAAGCTGGTGAGAAGCATGCTGCCCGTAAGCATGGCGGTCGCGCCAAGAAGCATGCTCATCACATGAAGCATGTTGAAGCACATGGTAAGCATGCGCATCATCGCTTGGATCGTCCTGCCCGTAAGTCGGGTGGCGGCGTTGAAATGCGTCCATTCTCTTCGGCACACAATGTGAAGTCCCCAGCGGGCCGCATGGTGGAGTCGGGGGAGTCGTAAGCCGTTCGCACAAAGCGGACGGCGGTGGCGCAAAATGGATTCAGGGTGCTATCAAGCATCCCGGAGCATTACACCGGCAGCTTCACGTCCCGGAGGGGGATAAAATCCCCGCCAAGAAGCTGGCTAAGGCGGCGCATAGCGAGAACCCTACCCTCGCTAAACGTGCCCGTCTCGCCCAGACGTTGAAGAAAATGCATTAATTGAAGGGGGGCTACGGTCCCCCTTCTTTCTTCGGAGAGTGAGATGACGGCAGCTTGGACGCGCAAAGAAGGCAAATCCGAATCTGGCGGCTTAAATGCCAAAGGACGCGCTTCTTATCATTCTGAAACGGGCGGCACGTTAAAGGCTCCCACCAAAGATACGCATAACTCCCGCCATCATTCTTTTTGTGCGCGGATGGAAGGTATGCGGTCTAAACTTACGAATCACAAGAATGCCCACGATCCGGATAGCCGGATCAATAAAGCATTGCGGAAATGGGGTTGCTAATGGCTACGAAGCCTTTTTGGGAACATCCCGCTGAAAAAAATGCTCATCACAAGCATTTAACTGAGAAACAGAAGTCAACCGCGAAAGCACATGCAAGGGCGGCAGGTCGTCCCTACCCTAATCTGGTAGATAATGCAGCAGTAGCACGTAAAAGGGGTAAATAATGACCAGCCAAGCCTATGTAATCAATGATTCCGTCACCAAGCGTGGCGTCACAGAACCCTTCGAACTTCAAGTTTCTCGTAGCCAAATTACAGGTCATTCGACCGTAAGCATTTTTGGTTATCAGGCGGCTATTCCTACCTCTGGGTTTATCCCAGTTTGGGAAAATGCAACGACTTACACCTATCCAGCTTCTGCAATCACGATGACCCTGCTCAGCACATCGGCATCTGATGCTGGTGTCACGGTTTTGATCAATGGTTTGGATGCCAATTACAACCAAATTTCTGAATCTATTGCTTTGACAGGTGCTAACTATACGGGCGTTAATACGACCAATAGTTATCTTCGTATCAATAGCATGATTATAACGGCTGTCCCAACGGCTGGTACAAGCAATGTTGGCACAATCAAGCTTCAAGATACGGGCAAAACTATTACTTATGCCCAGATCAACATCGGCATTGGTCGTACCCAATCTGCAATTTATACGGTTCCAAATGGTTTCACCTTCTATTTGAAACGTGCTCAGGGTTGGACGAACATGGTTTACACCAGCGGTTCGTATGGAACCTACCGCACTTGGACCGTAAACCCTGCTGGCGTTAACTCTTTGGTTACGCAACGCCCATTTGTCGCAAACTTTATCAGCGAACGTTGGTATCCAAACGTTTACGTGGCAAAAACCGACATTCAATGGCAGATGTCAGCAACCGGAACCGCATATGCTGCTGGTTACTCTGCTGAGGGTGTATTGGTATCGAACGACGGCACTATCTTCTAAGGATAGACCATGACAACGAGCGGCACTTACAATTTCAATCCGTCGCTTGGCGAGATCGTTCTTAATGCGTATGCCCGTTGTGGCATTCGCAGAACGGCTCTTGTCCAAGAACATATGCAAGATGCCCGCTTTGAAACCAACCTTATGCTGGCTTCATGGGCCAACCAAGGCGTTAATTTGTGGGAAGTTGATCTGGTTACTGTACCATTGATACAGGGCCAGACAACGTATGCCGTTGATGCTAAGACCGTGATGATATTGGATGCATACATTCAATATAATGGCGGTACCTCTTCCCAGTTTGACCGCGTTATTATGCCTATTTCGCGCACGGAATATGCCCAGACACCTAATAAAAACTTGGAAGCACCGCCAACAGCCTTTTGGTTTGACCGTTTAATCAATCCTACGGTTACTTTGTGGCCTGTTCCAGATCAAACTGGTATCTATTCCCTTCAATATTATCGTGTTCATCAAATTCAGGATGCTGAATTGACGGATGCGCAGACCGTTGACATCCCATACCGTTGGTTAGATGCGATGTGCGCTGGTTTGGCAGCTAGGGTTGGGGCTATTTATGCTCCTGAACGCCTTCAAATGCTGGAAGCAAAAGCTGATCAGGCCTACACTGTAGCGGCTACACAAGATACGGAAAATGTCCCATTATATATCATGCCCGGCCTGTCCGGGTATTTCAGGACATCCTAATCATGGCGTTCCGCCCGCATGGTCGTGCATATGCTAACCCAAGTTCACCATCGGCTTGGGGCCGCTGTGACAGGTGCGGGTTTATTTATAACCATCGCAGTTTGCAGTTTCAGTTTGATTATCGTGGCCCACGGTTAACCAACCTCCGGTTTCTGGTCTGCCAGACATGTTACGATAAGCCTCAGGCTCAATTGAAACCTATTATGGTGTCGCAAGACCCGTTGCCGATCCTTAATGCACGTCCTGAGGATTATGCTTACGCCAATAGCGGCACTTTGTCTGAGCCGGGCTTTACGATTAATCCGCAAACAGGCATTCCGGTTCCAAACGACAATGAAATTACGACCGAAGACGGCATCAACATTACGGATCAACCATTAGGCAAGCCAGCCGATCTGGACCCGAATGCGATTATGCCGTTATTTGGAACCCAAGCATATGATGTATTGCTTCCAGTGCTTTCCATTACCGCCAATGGTACAAATACAGTTTATGTAACGACATCATCGCCACACAATCTTGCTGACAATGCCCAAATTTCTGTCGCTGGCATTACAAGCAATGATGCGATGGGTTTTTACAATGCGACTGTAATATCAGCTACTGTTTTCACTTATAATGCTCCAAAAGACATACCTTCTGGTGGACTTTTGGGGCCTAATACACGTATAGTAACAGCGTTGGTTGGTATTCCACCGCAATACACACAAATTCCACAGGTAGGTGCGTAATGGCAAATATTCCAATAACCAATTTACCACCAACCACAGCGGCTCAGGCCAATAATCAGATTCCTGCCGTTCAAAATGGTACGACGGTTTATTTAACTGTTGATCAGATTGCGCAGTATACACAGTCTGTTTACCCATCTGGATATATTACGTCGATTACGGCTCAATCGCCGTTGTCTGGCGGCACTATCACGACCTCTGGTACGATTGGTTTGACAACAGGTAGTCTTACCAACGCCTATCTGTCGAATATGAATGCGTATACCATTAAAGGTAATAATACGGCTGGTTCAGCAACTCCCGTTGATTTGACCGTAGCGCAGACTATGTCGCTTTTGGGTGCGGCACCGCTCAATTCCCCCGCTTTTACGGGTACGCCAACTGCTCCAACGCCATCTTTAAGTGATTCAAGCACAGCTTTAGCTACAACTGCGTTTGTTAAATCTCAGGGTTATGGTGCTGGTATTACATCTATTACTGCTGGAACTGGCCTTTCTGGCGGCACTATTACGACAACTGGTACGATAGCAATTGCTAATACGGGTGTGAGTGCTCAATCTTATGGTTCAGCTTCGGTTGTTCCGGTTATTACGGTTAATGCCCAAGGACAGCTTACAGCAGCAACAACCGCCAATATTTCGATCACACCAAGCCAAGTTTCCGGTCTTGGCACTATGGCTACGCAAAATGCCAATTCGGTTGCGATCACAGGCGGTTCAATTGATCAAACGACGGTTGGAGCTACTACTCCTTCTTCTGGCAAGTTTACGACCCTTACAGCTACGGGCAATTCAAACTTTGCAACGATTACCTCTGGTACATGGAATGGTACGCTTATTTCCGTGAACTATGGCGGGACAGGTTCAAATTCCGCATCTGGTGCGCGGACGAACTTAGGCGCTGCGGCATCTGGTGCAAACAGTGACATCACCAGCCTTTCCGGGTTAACGACGCCTTTGTCAGAAACACAAGGTGGTACTGGATATAGTTCTTATACCACTGGCGATATTTTATACGCTTCATCGTCTACCACATTGGCTCGTCTTAGTGACGTTGCTGCTGGCAATGCACTCATTTCTGGCGGTGTTGGTATTGCTCCATCTTGGGGCAAAATTGGCCTTACATCACATGTTAGCGGCACTCTTCCGGTAGCAAATGGCGGTACGGGCGCAATTACTCTTACCGGTTATCTCGTAGGAAATGGAACTGGTGCTTTTACTGCTGTTTCTACCATTCCTAACGCGGGTCTTACTAACTCCGCCATTACGATTGGTTCAACTTCAATTTCGTTGGGTGCTTCTTCCAGCACTTTATCTGGCTTAACCACCGTTACGGTTACCCAAGACCCAACGTCTGCTTTGCAACTTTCGACTAAGCAATATGTGGACAATACCGTTTCAACGGTTGCTAATACGACCTATCATACCGCCGCTGGTTATGCGACGACCGCCGATCTTGGCACGGTAACGTATAATAACGGTACTGGCGGTGTTGGTGCTACGTTGACGAACGCCGGTACTCAGGCGGCTTTGACCATTGATGGCTATACTTTTACGGGCACGGACGTTTCCAATGCTACCCGTGTTTTGGTTAAAAACGAAACATCCGCTGCTTACAATGGTATTTACGTCGTAACGAATCAGGGTTCTGGTTCAACGAACTGGGTGCTTACCCGTTCAACGGACTTTAATGCCACGGGTTCTGGCCCTAATTTTATTGAAACGGGCGCTGCTGCTTACGTCAGTAACGGTTCAACGAATGGCGCAACCTCTTGGACGATGACGACCACGGGGACCATTACGGTTGGTTCTACAGCGTTAACTTGGTCACAGATTTCATCTTCGGGTAACATTCAGGTTTCGGCTCCTATTACCAAAACGGGTAATACGATTGGTCTTGGAACAGTTGGCGTCGCAAACGGTGGCACTGGTTTAACGACATTGACGGCTTATGGCCTTCTATATGCCGCCAGCACATCCTCTGTGGGTCAAATTTCGCCTTCTACAACGGGTTATGCCCTTCTTTCTACCGGCGCATCATCTGCTCCTGCTTTTGGTCAGGTTTCTTTAACTGCTGGCGTCACTGGTACGCTTCCAGTAGCCAATGGCGGCACTGGAACAGCAACTGCATTCACCACTGGTTCAATGGTATTTGCCGGGGCTTCGGGTATTTATACGCAAAATAACAGCAAGCTATTTTGGGATAATACGAACTTCCGTCTTGGCTTAAACACCGCTTCGCCAAATTCTACTTTGACGATTGTATCGAATAGCCAATCGACAACACCACCGTCAAACGCTAGCTTACCTGCTGGTACGGATTTGTACATTATGGGTGCAAATGCGGCAAATACCCGCATCACCCAAGACGCTTATGGAACTGGTTCTTACGGCGTTTATACCGCACGTTCAGCGCGTGGTACGGCGGCTGTTCCTACTGCATCGCAATCTGGTGATACTTTATCTCAGTTTACGGGACGCGGTTACGGTGCGACCGGATTTGCTACTGTTTCGAACGGTTATTTTTCTATTTCCGCTGCTGAAAACTTCACCGATACGGCGCAAGGTGCGTATGCATCGGTATTTACGTCTGCAACGGGCAATAATTCGCCAACAGAAGCCTTCCGGTTTGGCCCAGCAGGTCAATTAGGCATCGGCGGCGCAACCTATGGCACGTCAGGTCAATTCTTCCTTTCCGGTGGCGCATCTGCTGCTCCTACATGGACGACTGTAACGCTTGCTACCCTTGGTGGCGTTGTTCCTGTTGCTTCTGGTGGCACAAATCTTACATCTTATACGACTGGTGACATACTTTACGCTTCTGGTTCTACAACAATTGCTAAATTGTCTGACGTAGCAACGGGTGCTGTGTTGGTATCGGGTGGCGTTGGTGTTGCTCCTTCGTATTCCACAACCCCTACAGTTACATCTATTACTACTGGCAGTATTAGTAATAGCGGTAATGCCACATTTACGGGTACTAGTTCGCGTATCCTTGGCGATTTTAGCAATACCACAATAATAAACCGTTTAGCTTTTCAAACCAGCACAACCAACGGTACAACTGGTATTTATGCGTTGCCAAATGGAACGGCTACGGCTGCTTCATGGCAAGCTACAAATACCGCCGATCCTACCAATACATCAAAAATTTTGATCGCAACAAACGGTTCAACGGATGTTCAATTAGTATCCGGTATAAATGGAACTGGAACATATTTACCATTGTCGTTCTTCACAAACGGTTCTGGTCAATTTGCAATCAATACGTCCGGTGCTTGGGGTATCGGTTCTGTTGCAGCATCTACGGTCAATTATGGTACGTCAGGACAAGCGTTTATTTCTGGCGGCTCTGCTGCGCAACCTACATGGGGTACGCTTGGTATTGCTGGTGGCGGTACTGGTTTAACTTCTACTCCAGCAAATGGTGCTTTGGATATTGGTAACGGAACGGGCTTTACCCGTACAACGTTAACACAAGGCACTGGTATGACCATTACCAATGCTTCTGGCTCCATTACAATTGCAAATGCTGGCGTAACTTCGCTTACGGGTACGGCAAGCCAAGTAACGGTTTCTGCTTCCACTGGTGGCGTAACCCTTAGTTTGCCATCCACGATTAACGTAAATACTTCAGGCAGTGCGGCATCACTATCTGCTACTCTTGCTGTCGGATCAGGTGGTACGGGTGCAACCACTCTTACCGGCATCCTTAAAGGCAACGGAACCAGTGCTTTCACGGCGGCTACGGCTGGCACTGACTATGTTGCTCCAGCTACGGCTACGACATTTACGGCTACCCAGACATTTAACGGATCGTCCTCTGTTCTGGCGGCAGTCCTAACCAACGCTGCTGAAACGACAACGGTATCTGCTACGGCGGCAACGGGTACAATCAACTTCTATACGTCCTCGCAGTCAGTGTTGTATTACACCACGTCGGCATCCGCCAACTGGACGCTGAACGTTGCTCATTCAGCAGGTACGTCGCTGAATACGGCACTGTCTACCGGCCAGACGATCACGATTGCCTTTATGGTTACGAACGGCGCTACGGCCTACTATCAATCAGCCTTCACGATTGATGGCACGGCAGTCACTCCTAAGTGGCAGGGCGGAACTGCACCATCAGCAGGTGATGCCAGCGCGGTTGACATTTACACCTATACGATTGTGAAAACGGGCAGCGCGACATATACTGTGTTTGCGTCCGTAACCAAGTTCGCCTGAGGTTGATATGCCAACAATTATCACCCGTGGATCAATGGACGCTAAGGCTTTTGGCTTTGCCGCAACTGCGACTTCCTCTGGCCCTTACACGATCAATAACTCGTTGCGGTTTCGTAAGACGGCAACGGCTTATTTGAACCGTACTTTTGGTACGCCAACATCTTCTACCGTTTACACATGGTCTGGGTGGGTTAAGCGGGGTGTTTTAGCCGCATCGGCAATTTTATTTGGAACTGGAACAAATACATCGCTTAATTTTACATCAGGCGATGCTATTGCTTTGACTATAAATGGCTCCACTGCGGTTACTACTACTGCTCTTTTTCGCGATCCTTCAGCATGGTATCATATTGTTTATACTCAGAACGGCAGTGCTCAAACGATTTATGTGAACGGAAGTTCGGTTGGAACGGGAACTACCGCCAACATTGCATTCAATACCGCTGTGGCGCATCAAATTGGTGAAGGCAACTCCACCAACTATTTTGATGGAGAATTGGCGGAAATCAACTTTATTGATGGTCAGGCATTAACTCCGACCAGCTTTGGTGCTTATGATTCAAACGGTATTTGGCAACCTATTCAATATACCGGAACTTACGGGAATAACGGGTTCCATTTAACTTTTGGCAATACGACCAGCACAACTACACTGGGCTATGATACGTCCGGTAACAGCAACAACTGGACGACAAATAATATCAGCTTAACGGCTGGTGTGACATATGACGCTATGATTGATACCCCTAGCGTGGTTAGTGCAACAGTTTCTAACTATTGCGTGTTAAATCCTGTCAATTATGGAACTGTCGCACCGACAGAAGGAAATTTAACGCTTACACAAGGAACGGCAGCACATACGGGTGTCGTAGGAACAATCCAGTTACCGACAAGCGGTAAATTTTATTGGGAAGTTACGGTTAATACGCTTACCTCCAGTTCCGTTGCTTTTTCATGGGGTGTTGCAACATCGGCAGCAAGTTTGACTTCTGCTCCTCAATCCACGACCGGAACCTATGTAATATATGTAAACGCCAGTAAGGTGCTTGTTACCAATGGCGCAACTGGTTCAACCGGAACAGGTGCTATTTCTGCGGGTGCGGTTGTTCAAGTGGCTTATGATGCGGGTTCTGGAAACCTATGGCTGGGTCTTAGCAACGTCTGGTATAACTCAACATTAGGAACAACGGGTAATCCATCATCGGGAACTAACCAAACGCTTACAGTTGCCGCTTCCTTGGGGCTTTTCCCTTACGCTACTTGTGATAACGAAACCATTCGTTTCAATTTTGGTCAGCAGCCATTTACCTATACCGCACCAACGGGCTTTGTGGCACTGAATACCTATAATCTGCCAACGCCAACCATTCTTAATGGCGCAAACTATATGGCTGCAACGCTATATACGGGTACGGGCGCGACATTAAGTGTAAACAACAGCAATAACAATAAAAGTGCTACTTCGTTTCAACCTGATTTTGTCTGGCTGAAGTCCCGTTCAGCAGCCACGAACAATGAACTTTTTAATATTAACATTGGTGCTACAAAATTTGCTGTTAGTAATTCTACAAATAGTCAACAAACTGATGCTACTAGCTTAACTAGCTTCAACTCCAATGGGTTTACGCTTGGGACATCATCAAATTTAAATACAAATACTGCTACTTATGATGCTTGGCAATGGTTAGCTAGTAATACAACCACATCTAACACATCAGGCAGTCTTACATCTACGGTTTCAGTAAATAATACTGCTGGTTTTAGCGTGGTAACTTATTCTGCTGCGGGTGGAACTCCTACTGTTGGGCATGGATTAGGTGCTGTTCCTAATTTTATGATTGTAAAAAGTTTAACTGATTCTACATCTCATTGGTGTGTTTACACAACAATTACTGGAGCTGGAAATTATATTCAATTAGAAACTACTGCGGCTTCTGTTGCAAGTACTAGTGTCTGGAATAACACTGCACCAACATCAACTGTTTTTAGCGTTGGTGATATTAAGCAAACCACTGATAGTAATATGCAGGCATACTGCTGGACGGCCATCCCCGGATATTCCTCATTTGGTAGCTATACGGGCAACGCATCAACCAATGGTCCTTTTGTATATCTTGGCTTTAGGCCAAGGTATTTGCTGGTTAAGCGCACCGATTCAACAAGCGATTGGTATATTTGGGATTCGTCCCGCAGCCCTAATGATGTTGTGTCTGCGACATTGTTGGCGGATTCTTCGGCGGCTGAAACTTCTGCCACATCTGTTGACTTTTTATCCAACGGCTTCAAATGCCGCAGTGCCACCGTCGTCAACGTGTCAGCAGGAACTTATATCTATGCGGCTTTTGCCGAAAATCCATTCACCATCAGTAGGGCTGTATAATGTACGTTTATAAAGACCAGAGGCTTGTTTTAGACCTGCCATTCACCATTGACGGCGAAAACTATCCGCCAAACTTCCTGCGTACCGCTACGCCGGAACAACTGGCGGCGTTAGGTATCGTGGAGGTTATAGAACAACCCCGCCCTGATGACCGTTTCTATTGGGTCACAGAGAACCTTGATGGCACGTTCACCACGGTTGATAAGGATTTGGCTCCGACCAAGACCTACTTCCTTAGTTTGATTGACCAGACCGCATACGCCATTCTGGCTCCGACCGATTACATGGACTTCCGCCACCTTGCGGATGCCGGATATACTGCCCCTGCTGACTGGGTTGCGTTTCGTGCAGCGGTCCGTGCCTACATCGTAACAATTAAAGCTGCCATTAATGCCGCGAACGATATTGCATCGTTGGTGGAAGTCATATCCGCAACCAACTGGCCTCTGTCGCCTAATCAGAACGCATAAGGAATTGTTATGGGCGAGTATCAGAACTTGATTGATATGATTGGCGGCATCTTTCTGGCTGTGTTTGGCTGGTTTGCGCGTGAATTGTGGGGCGCAGTGAAAGAACTGCGTAAAGACCTCAGTACATTAGAATCCAACTTGCCCAAGGAATACGTTCTAAAAGTGGACTTAGATAAGCGAATGACGCATATTGAGGACATGTTCCAGCGGATTTACGACAAACTTGACGGGAAGGCGGATAAGTAATGACCACCACCACAAACAATCTTGCTTTAACAGAGCCAAATAATGGGGCGTATGTTAATACATGGGATGTCCCCGTTAACAATAATACGACAATTCTGGATCAAATGTTTGGTAATACAACCAGCATTTCGGTCAGCACCAGTTCAACACCTTCATTTACTGTGATCCCAGCCCCTAGCACCACGGCTGCGGGCGGAACATCACAAGCAATGCGGTTCTTGTTAACGGGCGCTCTTGCTGCCAACCAAACCGTTCTAATACCCCAATATAATAGTGTTGGTATTTCCGGTATGTGGGTGTTTAGCAATGTCACCACCAATGCGTTTACCGTTACTATTGGTGTTTCAAATACGGGTGGAACGGCTGCTGCTGGCAATACTGTTACTGTCCCACAAGGATTTAACGCATTACTTTATAGCGACGGAACGAACGTCTATAAGGCGGATGATGGATTAGTTCAGTTTCCAGTCCCCGTAAGCCTTGGTGGTACTGGTTTAACTACCCTAACAGCAAACAATGTCATTCTTGGTAACGGAACAAGTACGCCATCTTTTGTGCCGCCTACGGCCAATGGTAATGTTTTAACTGCTTCTTTTACGCCTATTTCCGTGTTTAACGGTTCTATTTCCGGAACAACGTTGACGGTTGCAAGCATCACAAGCGGAACCATCGCTGCTGGTCAAACCTTAACGGGTACTGGCGTGACGGCTGGAACGACTATTGTAAGCGGTTCGGGTTTGAGCTGGCAAGTTTCTGCATCTCAAACGGTCTCATCCACGACCATTACAGGTAGTGTCTTAACTTGGTCATCGGCAGTAGCAAATGCTTCTGGTCGTCTTATCAGCGAAACATTGATCACCAACACAAGCACAACTTCTTTTACGACTGCTTCGACATGCAATACGATTTATTTTGAATTGTTGGGCGGTGGTGGCGGTGGTGGTGGTAGTTCTTCTGATACAAGAGGCTTAGGTGGCGGCGGTGGCGGTGGTGGTGCATATTTAACTCAATATGCTATTTCGGTTACTCCATCTACTACCTATACAATATCGGTGGGTGCTGGTGGAACTTCTGGTTCTACTGGTAGTGGAACCGGAGGAAGTGGCGGAAATACAAGTATAACAATAGGCTCCACAACTTATACTGCGGGCGGTGGTAGCGGCGGAGTTGGTGGAGTATCAGGCGGAACAGGTGGCGCTGGTGGTACAACTACAAATGGAAGTTCGTTAAGTTTTGCGGGTGTAGCTGGAAGTACTAGCACTGCTTATGGAGCGCGTGGCGGCAACCCAGTTTATCTTTATCTTCCGTTCGGAGGTGCAGCATTATCTGGTTATAATACGGCAGGATCAGCAGCTACTGCATTTGGTTGTGGTGGTGGTGGAGCAAGTCCGGGTGCTCCTTCGGGTTATATTGGTGGCGCTGGTTCCCAAGGCTTTATCCGTATTTGGCAGTACACGTAATGCAATACACATGGTCATTCCCTCAATTCGTTGTCGATCCAAGTGCTGGCGATTTACCCAATGTGGTAACCGCCATTAATTGGGTTTGCAGTGGAACTGATGGCTATGTAACTTCTTCAAATTCTGGTACAGTGAAACTTGGGACACCAAACCCGGCGGAATTTACTCCGTATGATCAAATCACGCAGGATATGGCGTTTCAATGGGTATCACAATCTATCAGTACAACAGGGGTTGAGGCGGCAATAGCGGCGCAGATAGCACAAATATCTAAACCACAAATTCAGCCTCAAAAGCCACCATTCTAAGAGGGAAGTATGGACAATCTTGAATTAGACCTGAAACTTACCGTCGCACACATTAACACGGTGTTGAAACATCTTGCTGCTGGCGCGTATTCGGAAGTTGCGGACGTAATTGCACTCTTACACAGTCAAGCAAAACCACAGGTTGAAGCTGCGACAACTGCCGCACCTGCTGCACCAGTAGAAGAACAGCCAACCGAATAAGGATGAAAAGTCGTGGATTATAACAGTTACGTTCAGCAAATCGCTACGTTGGCAGTTGTTCCCACGACTGACGCCAATTTCCAGATCATTTTGCCTCAGGCAATTAACTATGCACAATTGCGGATGCAGCGTGATCTGGATTTCTTATCCACTCAGGTATTTGATAATACCTCATATCAGACGCCTACATCAGGTAACCTTTTAACCATACCTACGGCGGCGTTTATTACGCTGCAAACGATTCAGGTGACCGTAAATGGCGTTTCATATCCATTGGCCCCAGTTGCCAAAGAATACATCCAATCTGTGTTTAACAGTTCCGCTAGTGCGGGCATTCCATCCGTATTCGCTGTTTACGGCGGCGATTCGTCCACGACTGGCAACACATATCAGTATATTCTCCTTGGGCCGTATCCTAACGCAGCTTATCCATTAACGTTAACGGGAACGGTTCATTCGGCCCCATTATCGGCTTCGAATACGACTACTTTTATTTCTACTTATCTTCCCGATCTGTTTATTTGTGCCAGCATGGTTTACATCGCTGGCTATCAGCGCAACTTTTCATCTACGGGTGCTGATCAACAAATGCCGATTAATTGGGAACAACAATACGAGCAATTGTTGAAGGGCGCGATGGTTGAGGAATACCGGAAGAAATTTCAATCTTCCGCATGGTCTTCGCAATCTCCTTCGCCTATCGCCACGCCTCCAAGGGTGTAAAATATGGCCCATACAACACTTAAACTGGTTCCGGGCGTCGATCTTATTAAGACGCAGACTCTTAATGAGGCTGCGCTTTCTTCGTCCAATCTTATCCGGTTTATGCCCGATAGAAACCAGATGGGTTTGCCTCAGAAGTTAGGCGGTTGGGTAGCATATCGTAATAGCCCTTATACTTCCCCTATTAGGGCTTTAAAAGGATGGGCTGATCTCAATGCAATCAACCACCTTGCTGTTGGTTGCACAACATCACTTAATGTCCTTACAAACGGCAGTAATTCGGTTATCACTCCACAGACTACGGTAACCAACTCTGCGCCTAATTTTTCGACGACAAGTGGTAGTAGCACTGTTTCTGTTGTTGATACCAACATAAGCCCATCAAATCTGGATTACGTTTATTACGTAACCCCGGTTTCTATTGGTGGTCTTATATTGACGGGTTCGTATCAAATCCTGACGGCATCTGGAACGTCTTATACGATTTCCGCTGGTTCACCCGCTACATCCACAGTAAGTAATGCTGGGGCATCTTATACGTTTACGACAGTTAGTGGATCATCCATTATTGTCGGATATTTAGCGAATAATACGTATAATCCCGGAAGCCAGTTTTACATTGGTGTATCTACATCAATTGGCGGATTGACGTTATTTGGGCTTTATACTGTTATCGATACCCCCGCCACACTGGGAAGTTTAACTTCTGGTCAGTTTACATTTTCCGCAGTCAATACGGCCAGTTCATCGGCTGGACCTACTTCTATCAATGGCGGAAACATCAACGCTGAGTTTTTTATCGCGGTTGGCCCAAGCCAAGTTGGTACAGGTTTTGGTATTGGTGGATTTGGTTCTGGCGGATTTGGTTCCGGCGTTACACAACCATCTGTACCGGGTACACCTATTACCGCCACAGACTGGACATTGGATAACTTCGGTCAGAATCTGATTGCTTGCCCAGTAGGCGGGGCTATCTATTCTTGGACGCCAAATACCCAAATTCAGAATGCCCAGTTAGTCAGCGGGTCTGCTCCTTTGGTTAATGACGGCATATTTGTCGCTATGCCAGAGCGTCAAGTTGTCGCATGGGGTTCGTCGTTTACTCTTCAACAAGACCCGCTTTTAATCCGTTGGTCTGATATTGCGGATAGCACGACATGGATTGGAACCGCCACGAATCAGGCGGGTTCTTATCGTATTCCATCGGGTTCCAAGATCGTTACGTGCATACAAGGTGCGCAGCAAGGACTTATTTGGACGGACTTAGACCTTTGGGCGATGCAATATATTGGCGCTCCTTTGGTATATGGGTTTAATAAAATCGGTTCAAACTGCGGTGCAATTAGCCGCAAATGTGTCGGTCAATTGAATAATATTGTCTTCTGGATGTCCCAGAAGCAATTTTTTATGAATGCTGGCAATGGACCACAGGCTATTCCATGTCCTGTTTGGGACGTTATTTTTCAAAATTTGAACACGGGAGTTGGTTCGAATGGAATTCCGTATACCCAAAATATCAGATGTGCTGTCAATTCTCAATTCAATGAGATCACTTGGTTCTACCCTTCTGTTAATAGCAGCACGGGCGAAAACGACAGTTATGTCAAATTTAACGTTGCTATCCAGCAGTGGGATTTTGGTTCTCTTGGCCGTAGTGCTTGGATTGACCAATCTGTTCTTGGCCCTCCTATCGGCGCTGGTACTGACAATTATCTATATCAGCATGAAATAGGCTACGATGCCGCGTCTGGCACGACTACTCAGCCTATGCTTTCGTCTATGCAAACTGGCTTTTTCAGTGTGGCGGATGGCGATAACATCATGTTTATCGACCAAATTTGGCCCGATATGAAATGGGGAACATACAGTGGTAACCAAAATGCCACCGTTTATGTAACCGTTTATTGGACAAATTATGCTTCGGATGCCTTATCTTCCGCTGGTTTTTACTCAGGTGCGCCTAGTAATGCGGTATCATCCGCCACATTCCCAATGACGCAAGCGACTGAGTATATATCGTGTCGTATCAGGGCGCGTTTGGTAGCAATCAACATTTCATCCCAAGATACGGGATCATTTTGGCGGTTAGGCGGTATCAGGTATCGCGTAGCACCGGATGGGAAGTACTAATGGTAGCGTCCAAACTCTCCATGCATTTTTTCGGATGCTTTTTTGTAAGCCTCATAGGCTTGTTCAGGAGTGTCAAAATTGCACCCAAGGTTTTTGCTCTTTCCCGAAACTTTAATCCACGCCCCCCATTTTCCGTTAGATTTTATTTTAGAAACACCTTTGTATCCAGATGTATTGGATGTTGGAATTTTTCGGTTTGCTCCATTTTGAATATGATTGCACTCTCGCAAATTATTAGCACGATTATTGGAACGATTGCCGTCAATATGGTCAACCAATCCATTTGGCCATTTTCCAGTTATAAAAAGCCAAGCCAATCTCTGGGCATTATACAAACGATAATCAATACTAATGCGAACATATCCATGTGGATGAATGCATCCTGCGAGCATACCAATTTTTCGGCGTCCCCTACGTTTTATTTTCCATATAAAATTTCCGGTTTCTGGATTATAATCCAGAAGTTCAAAAACACGCTGTGCTGTAATCTCATTTTCCATAAATCAACAATGTCATCTCAGATGACATTAGTCAAGTAGGAGGCTATCATCGCATCCCTAGACGATATCCTCAGCGTTCAACGCAACGGTGTTCAAAGTATCAGTAGCGTTAACAATACAACGCTTAATCTTGCTGGTGCTGCCAATAGCAGTGAAATAGCTGCTACGACCTATTTGAAAACCAATCTTGGTTGGGTTGCAAAGATTTCCGTCATTGTGGCGGGGTCAACAACCGGAATGGTCTATGATGCCAACAGTGTTGCGGGGGCAGTCAACGGGAATAGGCTATACGTTATTGCAAATACTGTTGGGATTCAAACTGTCATGATGCCCGTGAAGAACGGCATTGTTATAGTTCCCGGATCAGGAATGATAGTAGCTGTATCTTATAGTTAAACAGGGCTATCAAAAAACAGAATTTTATTGTATTTATAAAGAATATCGGAGGCGGCAATGACGAACAAGTTCAATTTATACAAATCCGGTGGTAGCCCGATTGAGGCGGCTGATAAAGTTTCTCGCGAAAAATCCACACCATGCCACGTAGGACCGATTACGATGGCTGTTGGCGGTCGTACTGACCATATTCCAATGAACGTTCTGGAAGGCTCCTACGTCCTTCCCGCTGACATTGTATCCGGTCTTGGCGAAGGTAACACATTGGCTGGCAGCAAGTTGATCAGCAATATGTTTACATCCGGTCCTTGGGGCGTAAGCAATAAGGTTCCTACCGCTTCTCCCGGAACGCCGCCTAGTTTGGGCGAATATGGCCAAATGCAGAAACTGTTTGGCATTGGAAATAGCCCTGCTTCAGCAAACTCCGCATCATCGACGTTTTCTCCGGCAAAAGCTGAAGGTGGTCCCGTTACTGCTGGTAACTACCGCCCAGTACCAATTGTTGCTGCTGGCGGTGAATATGTTATTCATCCTGATATTGTTCGCAAATTGGGCAATGGTAGCATGCAAAAAGGCCACGACTATCTGGATAACTTCGTTGTTGGCGTCCGGAAACATCTGGTTAAAACACTTAGCAAACTTCCCGGCCCAAGACGCGATTAGAAGCGAGCAAATTCACCATGCAGTTTTTGGGCAAAATTTTTATAAGCATCAGCAGCTTCTTCAAGAGTTGCAAAACATCCAATATGGATGTCTTTTTTGTTGCTCCTAATTTTCGCAATAAACGGTTTTTGTTTAAGGGATTTTCTGTAAACAACACCTTTGCACCCAAGTTTATTCCTAATTTGAGTGTTTGTTTGATTTTGCCCGTTATTTGCCTCGCGCAAATTATCAATTCTGTTATCGCTTCTATTGCAATTTATATGATCAATTTGATCCGTAGGCCATTTTCCTGTACAATAAAACCAAGCCAAACGATGGGCAGCATAAAATTTCTTGTTAATTTCAAGGTTAATGTACCCTTTATGATGAAGATATCCAGCTTGCTGCCCAACTCGCACTTTTTGCCTTGGCGTGTTCCAAAAAAACAAGCCAGTGTCTTTTTCATATCGAAGGATGCGAAGGAGTTCGTCATGTTTAATTTTTTCCATGTTAGCAATCTAACCCATTTTGCCGGGTTTGCAAAGGAAAATTTCTGATGGATTATCACGTTCGCATAGCTGGTCCGGAAGATCAGGATGCCGTCCTTGCATTCTTTAAACTGATGCATGAAGAAAACGGCATTTTTGAATGGGACGAAGAAAAAACCCAAGATTTTATCGACCGTTCAACAAGCCGCCGCCATGGCGTTGTTGGCATCATTGACGGTGAAAATGGTCTGGAAGGCATGATTTGCCTGATTCCGGACCAATTATGGTATTCATCTCAGTGGTTTTTGAATGAAATATTCAACTTTGTTCACCCTGATTATCGGCGGTCAACGCGAGCAAAAAGTTTAATTTCATTTGCGAAGAACATTTCTGACGAGATGGAACTGCCTTTAATTATTGGTGTTGTATCCAACTATCGGACAGAGGCAAAAGTAAAACTGTATGAACGTCAATTCCCGAAAGCCGGGGCGTTCTTCTTGTACAATAATTCAATGACGAGGGTTCCAAATCATGGGTAATTTGTTCAATAGCCTGTTTGGTTCGTCGGCCTCAACATCATATCAAGCCAACCCTCAGATTAAAGCTGCATTTACGGATATTTTAAACCGTGCGGCTACGCAATCTAACCAACCATACCCTCAATATACACCCGCTACGGCGGCTCAATTCGCCAATTACAATCCGGGATTGGTTGCTCCTATGGACCCCAATCAGGTTCAAGCGGGTCAAAACATCTCCGGATTACAGGGTTATACCAGCCCATATTTTCAAGCGGCTACAGGGCTTGCTGGGGCTGCTGCTACCCCAATGCAGATGCAGCAATTTTCGCAAGGCGCTGTCAATCAGTACATGAACCCGTACATGAATGATGTCGTCAATTCGGCGGTTGCTAACATCAATCAGACGAATGCTCAACAACAGCAACAGGTTTTGGGTAATAGCGTTCAACAGGGCGCTTTTGGTGGAGATCGCGCTGGCATCGCTCAAGCGGAATTGGCTCGCCAACAGAACCTTGCAAATAATGCCACGATTTCGAACTTGCTTGGTCAGGGCTATTCTCAGGCGCAAGGTGAGTTTAATAATCAACAACAAACTGATTTGGCTACGCAGTTACAGAACCGCCAGCTTATGTCAAATTCTGCCGTTAACTTAGCGAATCTTGGCACGCAGGGCCAACAGGCGGCATTGCAACAGGCTCAGGCCCAGTACGGATACGGTACGGCTGAGCAACAGCAGCAACAAGCCAATCTTTCGACTGCATACCAGCAGTATATGCAGCAACAGGCCTATCCTTACCAACAACTCAGCTACTACGCTGGTTTGGCCTCTGGTGCTGCTCCTGCACTGGGTGGAACGACAACAGGTTACTCTCCAACAGTGGCCCCTGCTGGTGCTTTAATGGGTGGCTTATCCATGTTGGGTGGATTAACCAATCCGGGCGCAATTAGTTCAAGCAATCCTTATTCTGCCATGTCTGCCGGGGTAAGTTCGATCGGCAGTTTATTTGGCTTGAAAGATGGTGGCCGCGCAAATTATGAAAGCGGCGGTCGCATCGGTTATGCAACCGGCGGGAACCCTACTGATAAATCAATTATTGATGCTTACGACAATTACCAGAAGGTTGCCTCAACACCGGGCGCATCTTCCGCAGCAATTGAGCAAGCGTATCAAACTTATCTATCTTCTCTTCAAAGCACTTCTTCGCCGTGGGGAAATACCCCAGCCGCAGCGACGACCCCTTCAACGACGAAGGGAAAAGGTGTTTCGGCTACATCTAATTCTTCGGGCCAAGGGTTAGATACCCAAAACGGCAAAGGGCGCGAAACGCAATTAAATCCTCTTGCATCAAACCCACAAAATTGGGGTAATTACGGCGAATATGGCGCAGCGAGCGTTGGGACTTATAATCAACCATCTCTTATGCAAAGTTTAGGTAACATCCTAAGCAATTTTAGCAGCGTTGACCCTGTTAAAATGAGTGCCATTTTAAACGGGAACAACTTAGTAGCGGTTGATTCAAATGGCGAACCTATGCTCCGTTCAGATGGAACGCCATATCCAAATACGACCAGTGGTATGAGTTTGCAGGAATATGCAAATCAGTTTGCCAATGGCGACACAAGCCAAGTCATGGCCCGTATTTCTACGATCAATGGCGCTCCTCAGATCGACTACTCTGTTAAGGATGTTGCTAATGGCCTTTTCAACGCGGGAACAATCCCTGCTGAAAAACTTAATTCAACTAATCCTGAATTACTTCCCCAAGGCGAAACACCAGTACAAAGTTCAGATGGTGGTGTTGATTTGGCTGCTTCAAAATCTGCGTCAAATCCGGGGGATGTTGCTTCCGGCGGCGTACCTGATGCAAATGCTGGTAATCAATCTTCAGGCGTTCTTGGCACACGTTTGACAGGATTTGTTGGTCCTTATGGGGAAGCTGCGGCACAAGCAGAAGCAAGCAATACGCTTCCGAACGGAACAGTAAATGCTCTTGGTGCAATTGAAAGCAACTTTAATCCAAATGCTGTTAATGGGCAGTCTGTTGGTTTGGGACAATTACAACCAAAAGCAGCAAGTGAAGATGGGGTAACGGATCGCCTTAACCCCGCTCAGGCTATTCAAGGAATGGCCGATTACGCTGGTCAGATTTCGCAAGGATTAATTAATAACGGAATCGCCAATCCAACTATTGGACAAATTGGCTTTGCGTATAACCAAGGGCTTGGCGGGTTTAACCAAATTATGGCTGCCGATCCTAATGCATCAGCCGCTGACACATTTGGTAGTAATTTTAACAATAACAAGTTTGGTGTTTCACCAGACGCTACGGTGGGTGAATGGAGGAACGCTGGTATCGCTGCATACCAAAATGCAGCTGTTCCAACGCCTTCTCTTAATGCTCCATCAACATCTTTGGCAGTTCCTCTCCCACCAACTCCCGGCGATCAAAATTATAACCCATCCCCGGTTGTTGTTCAAAATGGGCTTATTACACCCAATGCCGATATGCCTTCTCAGGCTCCGGGTGCTATGGACCCTATGCAGCAACAGCAACAGCAACAACAACAACAGGCATCTGATCAAACTGCTGCCAACAATGCGGCCCCAAGTGCTGGAAGCGAAGGCCACGGACCAAGTACAGATTCAGGTAGCATCGGACTTGATCGTTCAGTTGTCCATGATGATAGCGGCGTTGTTAGCAACAACGAAGGTGATTCTATGGGTGATCGCGGTAATAGCCCATCGGTCGGAGATTCGGGCGGCGGCGGAGAGGGAGGCGGTGGAAACAAACGCGGCGGCTTAATCCTCGCCCACAAGCATCATTATGATTCTGGTGGCTATGTTCCATTCCAAATGCAATATGGATTGCCTGATCAAGCATCTATTAAAGACACAGTGCAGAGTGATGCTGGCGTAGGCGTCGGTTCGCTTTCGCCAACGTTGCAAGCACTGGCGACTAGCGGTGTTCTAAGCGCGAATAAGGGTGGCCGTATTCATGCGGCGAATGGAACGGGCATTACCGCTGATGATGATTCTGGCAATATGTGGTCAGACCCTGACAGCCAACCATCCTTCGTTGAAAAAGCAATTGGGAACTTGGGTGATTATCTTTATAAAAAAACATTCCAAACTGACCCTGATGTTGCTTACGAATCAACGCGAGATACATTAAGAAATGCGGCTGTAAACCCTATCGATGTTGATAAAAGGATTGCAGATCAAAACGCTGCATTGGAGCAAGCGCGGCCTGATAAGCGTGATTATTCAACCAGCGAAACTCCGGCTAAGACGCAACCGATTATTCCACAAACCCGCCCTGACGAAGTTGGCGGCGGTTCAAACGTACCTCCTGTTGTACGGGTCCGCCCTGACTTAGGTGGCGGCGGTTCAAACGTACCTCCTGTTGTACAAAATAGGCCGAACGTTGCTGATCTGGCTTCGACCGATGATGATCAGGCTGCAACGACACAGCAAAATGCGCCAGCCAATGTTGTCGCACAGGATACAACGCGCACAATGTCTGATGCGGCTCAACCCGGCTTTGGATATGTTGCTCCTCCACCTGTCGATATGCGGCAGATGGCAGCGTTCAACTTTGGAGCAAACTTGTTGGCGGGCGGAGATTTTGGCACTAACCTAGCCCGTGCGGGCAATGCCTATGCAAACGCCATTCTTAGCGGCCA